AATGCCTTAGATGAATTTTGGGATCGAGTTGGCGAAAAGAAAGTTGACGTAGAAGAATAAAAACAGTATTCTGAGTTAGCATTATAAGGGTAATCATCATGACCGCTACATTTTTAGGACTTCAAAGCAACGCTAAGATTAGCAAATCTGCTCGTGAAGCTTTTAATAGTACGTATGGTGGAAAACCTTTTCTTGAAATTGCACCTGCTTTAAAAGCTTTAGGTTTAAATAAAAATGATGCCAGAGTAAGACAAAAAGATGGTGGAAGAATTAATTATGCTCTTGGAGGCAGTGGTGATATGCCGGATGCTGTTGGTCCAATGGAGCCAGGTTTCGATCCAGATCCGAATGCTCCTCCAGTGATGGAAAATAGCTCTTTACAACTTGTAGACATGATTCAATCAATCGATGATCCAGAGAAAAAAATAAACACCTCCATAATGCTTCTTATGCAAATGGGAGAAGAAGCAATTCCTTTACTAGAGCAAGCTTTATCAACTGAGGAGTTTGTTGTTTTGTCAAAAAAATTAGAATCTTTACCTGAAGAAGATTTAGCTGCTGGAATTGCAGGATTAGATACATCAGGAATGATGGCAAATATGGATGATGACGATGACATGTTGGACCCTGATGCAATGCAAACTGATCCACAAGAATTGATGAGAGAAATACAATCACAAGGAGCTGTACAAACAGCAAGAGCGCCTTCACAAGAAGGTATCATGTCAATGATGAGAGGCTAGAATGGCTATAGATAGAGAGATGCCGCTTAAAGAACAAATGAAGTTCGATATGCGAGCAGAAGAAGTTGATATTATGGAAGGTGACCCTCAGCTTGATGCTGATGGTGGAGCTACAATTAACTTTGGTCCAGAAGTTCAAATGTCAGAAGGCCACACTGAAAACTTAGCAGACTTTTTAAGTGATGGTGATCTGGATGTTATATCAAGAGATTTAGTAGAAGCGTACGAAGGCGACAAGGACTCAAGAGAAGAATGGTCGTCTACTTATGCCGAGGGTTTAGATTTACTTGGCATGAAATATGAAGAAAGATCAAATCCATTTCCCGGTGCGTCAGGTGTATCACATCCGTTACTAGCAGAATCAGTTACACAATTTCAAGCACAGTCTTACAAAGAATTATTCCCTGCGGGTGGCCCTGTAAAAACCCAAGTCATGGGTATGACCAACCCTCAAGTTGAGGCACAATCTGGTCGCGTTAAAGAATTTATGAATTATCAACTAACCCACGTCATGGAAGAATACGAACCCGAGCTTGATCAAATGCTTTTCCACTTACCCTTATCAGGTTCGGCGTTTCGTAAAATTTATTTTGATAATACACTAGGACGACCTGTTTCTAAGTTTGTATCATCAGAAGATTTAGTTGTTCCATACGAGGCGACTGATTTAATGACGTGTGCAAGAATTACTCACGTTGTAAAAATGATGTCAAATGAATTACGTAAGTTTCAAGTATCAGGATTCTATCGTGACATAGACTTAGAAGATCCAAAAGATGATGACCCCAGTAAAGTAAAAGAAAAGATAGATGAAATTGATGGAAAGAAAAAAGCTTATACAAAAGATAATGTTCACACCTTATTAGAAATGCATGTTGATCTTGATCTACCAGGTTATGAAGATGCCAATGAGGCAGGCGAAGAGACTGGAATCAGTTTACCATACATTGTAACTATTGAAGACAACTCAGGGGAAATTTTATCAATACGCAGAAACTGGAATGAACAAGATACACTCAAAATTAAAAAACAATATTTCGTACATTACAAGTTCTTGCCAGGTCTTGGTTTCTATGGTTTTGGTCTTATTCATATGCTTGGTGGTCTCACAAAAACCGCAACCTCTATATTACGACAGCTTATCGATGCCGGAACCCTCGTTAATTTACCAGCTGGTTTTAAAGCAAGAGGTCTTAGAATTCGAGATGACGATCAACCTTTAGTTCCAGGAGAGTTTAGAGATGTTGATGCCCCTGCTGGAGACATTCGTAATTCACTAGTTCCATTACCTTACAAAGAACCATCAGGAACGTTATTTAATTTATTAGGTTTTGTTATTGAAAGTGGTAAATCATTTGCTGCGGTTGCTGACATGAAACTTGGTGAAGGTAATGAAGTAAATCCTGTTGGTACTACTATGGCTCTTCTTGAAAGAGGCATGAAAGTTATGTCTGCAATTCACAAAAGAATGCACATGGCTCAAGGTAAAGAGTTTAAATTACTGGCTCAATTGTTTGCAGAAACACTACCAAACGTTTATCCATATCAAGTAGTAGGAGGAAATCAAGCAGTCAAAGCACAAGACTTTGATGAAAGAATCGATGTTATACCTGTGTCGGACCCTAACATATTTTCAGTTACACAACGGGTAACTCTTGCACAACAACAATTACAACTTGCGCAAGCTGCACCGGAGATGCACAGTTTACCAGAAGCATACAGAAGGATGTATGAAGCAATGGGTGTGCAAAATATAGAAGCGCTTATGCCTCCACCACCACAACCACAACCAAAAGATCCTGCAACTGAAAATTCAGATTTACTGGCAGGAATGCCTGCACAAGCTTTTCAAGGGCAGAATCATGACGCTCATATTGCATCTCATTTTTCATTAATGACAAGCACAGTTGTTAAAAGCAATCCTATGGCAATGGCAAATATTCAAGCTCATGTTATGCAACATATTTCACTAAAAGCTCAGGAAGAAATTCAAGCAGAAGTACAACAACAGATGATGCAAATGCCTCCTGAACAACAACAGATGATGCAACAACAGATGATGATGGAAATGCAAAACAGAGTTGCAGAGCGTGAAGCTGAATTAATTGATAATTTTGTAACTGAATTAGAAGATGCTTTAAAAGATTCTACGCAAGATCCTCTTGTTGAATTGAAAAAAGAAGAGTTGGAATTAAGAGAACAAGATATGGAACGTAAAGCTCAAGAAGCACAATTAAAATTAGAACTTGAAGAACGTAAAGCTGATGATCGAAAAGAAACAGATGAAGACAGAATTGATCAGCAAAAAGATGCACTAGCTATTCGTTCAGCGATCGCTGCAGAAAAATTAGAAAAAGATTCTAAAAATAAAATGATGGATAAAGCAGAAAAGATTACTGCTAATTTAGAAAAGACAGCTGCTAATATTTTAAACCCTAATGGGAGACAACAGTAATGAGTAGGCCTGACAGTAAACCAGGAAAACCAGGAGGAGGAAGACCAGGCGGAGGAACAGTAGGATGGGGCGGAGGAACTGTAACAGACGGCCAAGGTAATCCCGTAGGCGTAGGAGGACGACCCGGTGTTCCAGGTGAAGGAGCTGGAGGCGGCGGAGGCGGCGGAGGCGGCGGAGGAGGTCAACAGCCTGCACCACCACCTATAGACTACAATATTATTTACGATTCTGGAGTTGGAGCAGTAATGCCAGATGTTAAAACTGGAATTATTGCTGATCAATATGCTAAACTTTTAGACGTTCCTTATCGTCAAGCTTTTATGCCTGGTGGACCAGAAGATAGTATTTTTGCAGCAGAAAACGTTATGCCTATTGAAACTAAAGCAGACCCTCGTCCGTATAGTAAAACAAATCAAATTCCAATTCGTGATTTACTTAAATTATCTATGAGAGACGCAACTGATGCTGAACTGTTAGGAATTGAAACAGGACCAGACAAACCTTTAATGTCAAAAGACCCTTACAAAATGATGTCGTATCAATTAGATTATATGGCAGCAAAAAATCCAAAGAAAAAACCACCAGTAGGCGGAGGTCCTGGTGTTGGAAAACCAAATCCTGTTCCTTTTCCTATTCCGCCTAATATTATGCCACCTTATCCAGGACCCATTACACCAAGACCTGGTGGGCCCGTTACACCAAGACCTGGTGGTGTATTTACACCTAGTCCTGGAGGCGGAGGTGGAGGAACTTATACGGGACCTGGAGTCAACTTACCTGGTCCGGTTATTCCTTTACCAGTTGTGGGAGGACCTCCAAGCACTGGAGGTAATTTAATTCCTTTAGCAGGAGGCTCTAATTTTTCTTTTACTCCTGAAGATTTACAAATACAAAATGATTTTATGCAAGGTGTTAGATATTTAGAGGATAGTGAAGGCGGCAGAGTTGATGATTATTCTTTTGATAGATTTAATAATGCAGTTGATAGCGAAGGTAATTTTCTTTCTCCAGTCTATGCAGGAGGTGGCCGTGTTGGTAAGATGGACGGTGGTATGATGATTATTGAAGATGGGGTTGCAAATGACGGCATTGGTAGTATACTAAAGAAATATAAAGAAATAAGATCAGAATTATAAAGTAATGGACGGACTATGGTTGAGCGATAAGATACTTCGTATCATTCGCGACAAAAAACAACAGAAGACAGATTTTGTCATGCAAGGTAGCACGACAGAAAGAGCTGACTATAATTTTATGATTGGTCAATATCGTATCTTAGAAGAAATAGAAGATGAGATAAAAGAAATCTTAAAAAAAGGAGAACACAACGATGAGTGATTTAATATTGCCCACGCACATGGCGAAAGCCAGAAAAAAAGAAAAAATAAAAGTTGCAGAAGAAGGAAAAACAATTGAAGAATTAGAAAAAAACCAAAAGAAAGTAGAAGAAATATATGGAACAAGAGAATCTAAATACCTGGACCCTGATAATATTGACGGCGATATTGCTGAAAAGCTACCTCGTCCCACTGGTTGGAGGGTTTTAATTTTACCTTATTTAGGTGCTGAACGTACAAAAGGTGGAGTTATTTTATCGGATCAAACACGTGAAAGAGAGCAGTTAGCAACCGTTTGCGGTTATGTAGTAGCCACTGGCCCTGATGCGTATGGAGATACAGCTAAGTTTCCTGAAGGACCATGGTGTCAAAAAGGTGATTGGGTGATCTTTGCACGATATGCAGGCTCAAGATTAAAAATTGACGGTGGTGATTTAAGACTCTTGAATGATGATGAAATACTTGCTATAATACAGGATCCGACTGACATCTTACACATGTAAGTCATCTTGCAATAATTAACCATGGAGAACAAGAACCATGCCAGAGGCAGAAAAAATACAAGACGATAAGATCGTCGACATCGATACCAGCGGGCCTTCCGTTGACATTGAACTAGAAGAATCAAAAGTAAATCCCGTAGAAGAACAGGAAGAAGTAGTCGAAGAACAGGCTGCTCCTGAACCAGAAGCAACAGAAGACGAACCAAAGTCAACGGACAAAGGTGAGCACGAAGAGTACAGTGAAAAAGTTAACAAAAGAATTTCTAAACTTGTTGGCAAACTTCGTGAATCAGAACGTCGCGAAGAAGCAGCCTTAAAATATGCTGAAGGTTTACAAAATAAAACTCAAGAGCTTGAAACTAATTTAACAAACGTTAATCAACATTATGCTCAGTCTATAGAGACAGCTTCAACATCACAAGTTGAAGAAGCAAAACTGAGATTAAAAAGAGCTATCGAAGAAGGTGATATCAATGCTCAAGCAGACGCACAAAGTATTTTAGCTCGTGCATCTCTTGATGCTGAACGTGCAAAAATTCAAAAAGAACAACTTGAATATCAAGCACAACAATTTCAACAGCAAAGAGAAATACCTCAACCTCAACAATATCAACAGCCACAACAGCCAACACCTCCACCACCTGACGCTAAAGCTCAAAGTTGGGCGGCTAAAAACGAATGGTTTGGAGCGGATGAAGCTATGACGTACACTGCATTTGCAGTGCACAGAAAATTGGTTCAAGATCATGGGTACGATCCTAAATCTGATGATTATTATGAAGAAGTTGATCGCCAAATGAGAGAACAATTTCCACATAAGTTTGAAGTAGAAAAAAGCAAGAAAACAGTTGACCAAACTGTGGCCCCTGCTGTAAAATCAGTTTCCAAACAAGGAAAACGCACTGTGAGACTCACACCATCACAAGTTGCGATAGCGAAAAAACTTGGTGTGCCATTAGAAGAATATGCTAAATACGTGAAGGAGTAAGCATTATGAATGATAAAACAAGAACCTCACGCTCATCTCAAACTAGAGATAAAACTGCCAAAAGGCAGCCATGGCGACCACCATCTAGATTAGACGCGCCACAAGCACCTGATGGATTTCAATATCGTTGGATTCGAGCTGAAATCATGGGTCAAGAAGACAAGAAAAACGTTTCTTCTCGTATTCGAGAAGGATACGAACTTGTTAGACTTGAAGAATTAGGTGACTTTGATGCCCCTACTATTGAAGAGGGCAAGCAAGAAGGCGTTGTTGCTGTAGGTGGATTACTGCTAGCCAAAATACCGAATGAAATTGCAGAAGAGCGAAGAGCTTATTTTGCTAAACAAACATCCGATCAACAACAAGCCGTTGACAATAGTTTGTTAAGGGAGCAGCATCCAAGTATGCCTATAGACAATCCAAGTAGGCAAACAAGAGTATCTTTTGGCGGTGCCAAGAAACAAGATTAGTTTCTAACACACTATTCATTGCCAGAATTAAATTGGATTATTAACAATAACTAATAATTTATTAGTCTAAGGAGGACTATAATTATGGCAAATAAAGACGCAGCCTTTGGTTTTAAACCCGTAAGGCATTTAACAGGCGGTCAGATTCGTACTGAAGAGTATGCTATAGCAGCTAACTACGGAAGTGATATTTTCACTGGACAAGTAGTTGAAGCAGTAGCAGCTGGAGGTATTGAGCAAGCAGCAGCTGGAGACACACAGCAATTAGGTGTTTTTGGTGGCGTGTTCTACACTGACCCAACAACAAGTAAACCAACATACAAGGCGTACTATCCAGCAAGTACTAATACTTCTGATATCGTTGCGTATGTTTATGCAGACCCTCAGATCGTGTTTGAAGCACAGCATGATGGCACTGGAACAGCGGCTATGAATCATTCAGCCTTTGATTTTGCAGGAGTAGCAGGAAATACTACGACTGGACAATCAACTTCTGAGATTGGTACTTCTACTTCTGGTACTTCAGGTGGCTTTAAGCAAATTGGTATCTCCAAAGATCCCGATAACTCTGATACGGCTTCTGCGAATGCAAATGCTTATGTAGTGTTTAACACTGGCGAGCATGTGTATAAACTAACAACAGGCGTATAGGGAGGATTTAAACTATGGCTATAAATAGATCACAACTCGCAAAAGAGTTGGAACCTGGTTTGAATGCACTATTTGGACTAGAATATCAAGGCTATGAGAATCAGCACGCTGAAATCTTCGACACAGAAAACTCTGACAGAGCTTTCGAAGAAGAAGTAATGTTGTCAGGCTTCGGTTCTGCATCGGTTAAACCAGAAGGTTCTTCTGTTAACTTTGATAGCGCAACTGAGTCTTTCACAGCTCGTTACTCTCATGAAACAGTGGCACTGGCTTTCCAGATTACTGAAGAAGCTGTAGAGGATAACCTTTACGACAAGATCAGTACTCGTTATACGAAAGCTCTTGCACGTTCAATGGCTCATACAAAACAAGTTAAAGCTGCAAACGTTTTAAACAACGGTTTTAACTCTAACTTTACAGGTGGCGACGGCGTTGAGCTATTTTCTTCAGCTCACCCAACTACATCTGGTAACCAAAGAAACGAACTAGCTGTGGCTTCTGACCTTAACGAAACATCACTAGAGCAAGCAATGATTGACATTGGTGCTTTTGCTGATGATAGAGGTCTAAAAGTTGCTGCTAAAGCTCGTAAGTTGATTATACCTTCAGCTCTACAGTTTACTGCGGAAAGACTTATGAAGTCTGCAAACAGAACTGGAACTGCTGATAACGACATCAACGCACTAGCATCAAAAGGGATGGTTCCTGAAGGTTATGTAGTGAATAACTACCTAACTGACACAGACGCATTCTTTATCAAAACTGATGTGCCTAATGGTATGAAACATTTCCAAAGATCACCGATCGCTACTTCTATGGAAGGCGACTTTGAAACAGGAAATATGAAATACAAGGCTAGAGAGCGTTACAGCTTTGGTTTCTCTGATTGGAGAGGAATGTTTGCTTCTGAAGGAGCGTAATAATTCTTTTCAATAAAGAACTTAGGAGGGGCGCTTCGGCGCCCCTTTTTATTTGCACATTTACATTTAAAAGCGTATAATTCACATACTGCATATTTATTAATAGTCATCGCAGACTCGTGCAGTAGACAACGTCTCAGACTGTGTTGACAAAAAAGGAGACCTATATGGCAAAATCAACTTTTAGCGGTCCGATTAGATCGGAAAGCACATTAAAAACTATCAGTAAGAACGCTACTACTGGAGCGATTACTGAAATCATTACTATGGGTGACGCACCCGTAGCACTAGGAGATGAAAATAAAACTCTTGATGCTGCAACACACAGTGGAAGAACTCTAGTAGTTCCGGCACTAGCAGCTAACAGAACTATTACTCTACCAGCTCCAGTTGCGGGTCAATGCTATAAACTTATTTATGGTGGCGCAGCAGAAGAAGCAGAGAACCTAATTATACTAACACCAGCTAATGCTAATTTTTTCATTGGTGGTATTGTTCATTTAGATTCTAATGCTGATAACGTATCTGTTTATTCAGACGGAAACTCTAACTCAAGTTTAACTCTTACAGACTTTGGTTTGTTTGAAATTAATATTTTAGCTAAAGATAGTACTAACTACTATATTTGGGGTTACGCTGAAGGTGCAGATGTACCTGCATTCGCAGACCAATAAAATTAACGTTAGTGTGGGCCTTCGGGCCCACATGTTTTAGGAGAAAATATTATGCATAGCATAGGAAATGTAAAAGCGTCGGTAGCTTTATCAAGTGATGGTCGATTGCAAGGATTTATTGGAGGTTCAGCTGCCAATCTTGGCCCTGTAAGAATTAAATCTATACAATGTCAATCTAGTGCTGCAGACGGTGAAATTAAAATTTACGATAATACTTCTGCTGCTGGAGAAATAAAAATTCATTTAAAGTGGGGAACTGCTGCGAATGAGCCTTTAGTCATGAATTTTGATGGCAATGGTGTAAGATTTGAAAC